CTCTTCTACTATCTCCTCTATAATCTCTATCTCTTCTTTAGATATAGATTCTTCTTCTATTAATTCATCTTGTACAGATTCTAAATCTTCTAAAACATCTTTAGGGTCAGGTGGAAATAAATCATTAGCAATAAATATATCTATTAAATCTATATCTTCTTCAACTTCAATGATTACTATTTCAAATTCTTCTAACTCTTCTATGTATTCTTCAACTTCAAGGATTACTTCTACATATTCTTCTAGTTCTTTTTCTAATTCAAAGATTTCTTCTTCAGTAAGTTTTTCATATTCTTCTTCGGTAAGTAATAAACCAAGTTCTTCCAACATCTCTTCGGACTCTTCAAGAAGTTCAAGTTCCTTAACAGCAATCTCCATTTCCTTTTCAATCTCAAGTATTTCTTCTTCAGTAAGTTCAATAGCTTCGAGTTCTTCAAATTCATCATCATCTGAAATTTCAAATATGATAATGCTGTCATCAAGAACTCCTTGTTCGTCGTCATAAATTTCCTCTTCTTCTAATAAATAATCTTCATCTTCTTCATAGATTATCTCATCTTCATCTATTAGATTCTCGTCGCAGTCTCCTCTTATAATTTGAGCGTCGGTTAATTCACAACCGTATTCTTCAAGGTTAGAAGAACGCTCCATATCTCTTGAGACTGTTCCGTCATCTACTTCTGTTTGTGTATATTCTAATTCTTCTCCGTCTATTTCAACAATAACTATTGGAATAGTTGTAGTTGTAGTTGGTGGTGGCTCAGGCTCAGGTTCAGGAGCAGGCGGAATGGTTGTAGTAGTAGTTGTAGTAGTTGTAGATGTAGTTGTTGTAGTAGTAGTACTAGATGTTGTGGTTGTTGTAGGAGTTGGAGCTGTATATTTATAATAAATATTATCTATTAACCACCAATCTTGTAAATTATCTGAAGCTCCTGCAATTACAATCTCATTAATTGTAGTTCCAGTAGGCGCAGTTAAAGTTACTTGAGAATTACTTTGACTATTTGCAACTATATTAAATGTTGCTGAAGTTGAATCATCATAATATATAGTTCCTGTATTAGCGTCATCTACCGCTAAAGTTAGAAAACCGACCTCAGTAATTGGTTTATTGTCTGAATTAGGGAACGCAATTGTAAGAGTATCTGTTGAGCTACGGATTCCAAGTTGATATCTATCTGAACCGAAGTATTGCGAGGCGTGGCAATCCATATCTTCAATGTGTATTCCCCCAGCAACCATACTAGCGTCGCAATCAGTTTCGGCAGTAACAGCAGTATCGCTACCACCATAAACGAAAGTAATATCTTCGTTAACTTGTTGGTTGTCAAAATCTTCCGTAACCGTCGTCTCATCAGCGAAAGCTATTGGTATAGGATAAATTAATAGTAAAACTACTAATAAACGAACCGCTTTATTAAATTTATTAACCACAAACTAGCCACCACAATTGCAGTTTCCGCAACAATCTCCGCCCATTATCCACCTACCTTAAATAATATCTCTCTTATTACTTCTTCAATGATTATTAGGTTTTGATTAAACCCACTAATACTATCTTGATAAGCAATCACTTGTGCTTTTAATGTTGCGACTTCTTGTTGTAAATCATTCACGGTTTTAAATAACCACGCAACTAATCCAGCAAGACCACCTTGCAGTATTTGATTAAGATTTACTGTTGCTTTCATTTAATCTTCGTAAGTAGCTTTAGGCTTATACTGTTCTAATGCGTGTTGCATTACAGTTATAAAGCTTGACATAAATGATACGCCTAATAATTGCATTAAGTCTGCGTCAATAATGCCAGTTGAGTTAGCTAAATATAAAGATATAGCTGACTGCAATCCTGTTCTAAAAGCCTTAGAAAACATAAATTTCCAATAAGCTTTCCAATTATTCTTTGCCATTTTTTCTCCTATTCTTCTTCCGCTATCTTACCACCAAATTGCCTGCGGTTATAATCTTTGCAATTGTTATTACCACAAACAAAAGTTCCAGTATCAGAATTATATTCTAAGGATTGTTGACATTTTGGACAAGAAATTTTTATGGGAGACCCCCAAGCTATACTATATTTTTCCCCTCTAGTTTAGCATTGAGTGTTTTCAGATTCCCGTTAATCTCAGAAATCTTTTCATAAACTTCCTTAGAACCTATCATTTCAGGTGGACTTGCATTAGATAATTCAGCACCACCAAGATTTATATTTGAATATTTAATAGTAACTTTTTCTCCAGCGAGTAAAGCGTCTGCAACTTTAGGGTACATTTTCTTATAAGCGTCTCCTGAACCACCTATAAATCCGTCTTTTCCTTTGTCTAAGTCTTGTTGAGTCTCTCCAATTAGCAAACAACCTGCCGTGTGAGAATCCTGATTCCCCGTATGAATTAAAATCCACTTAAAGTTAGGAACATCTTGAAGCCATAACATACCTTTGTGCATTGCCCCATATCTAGCAGTATATTTACTATGAAATCCACCCTCAGTTCTTAATTTTATTTCATATTCCCCTAAAGGTATTGCGGTCTCTGAGTGTATTTTGACATCTCTAACTTCATCTTCGAGAGTAAAACATTCAAATACACCGTCAATGAAGAGCATTCCATTGGTAGCGTCTTTTCCAAACTGCGTTCTTACTACATCAAGTTTCATTAGCTTGGTTTCGGATTATCGTCTTTAACTTTTTTGATAGCTTTATACCAAGCACCCGTTTTATCTAACTTGCCTGCGTCAATGTCCCAAAATAATTGGTCGAGCTGATTTCCGAAACTATCGTATGCTTCTTGTCTTGCTCTTACATAACCGTTATCTTGTTCGTCTAATTTATACTGCGCTCTATCTTCAATAGCTTGGTCGTATTCTGCGTCTGTAAACTCTCGTCTTTCATTGTTTACTTGTGCATATAACGGCTTTTCACTTTCTATTTCAGAAGTAGCTTCAGTTCTAAATTGTTCTATTGTTTTAATTGCCATAATATTTTTCCTTTCTTATCTTAGCATTTATTTTCTTAGTCCGTATAGTTTAAATTCTCCACTAGCTATGTTTCCACTAGCCATATAAAATTGTATTCCATTACTAGCACTTGCAACTTTATGCACAGCACCACCTTGCCTACCTGTTAGTTGTTGTGCAGTATTAAATGTGCTTTCTTCAACAGTTATAAAAGACCATTCGGTTTCGTTAAAATTAAATAAATATACAACACCATTGTTTTGCTCTTGTGTTGCAGTTCCTAGTTCTTCTGTTTCCCAATATGCTTGACTTGTAGCTGACCTATCCCCTGCTGAAGTAGTGCTATCAAATTTTTTATATGCTTGGTCGTAATTAGAAGTTGTGTCTGCACTACTACTTTTCAAAACTCTTATTCTAAAATATTGAGCGTCTGTGTCTGCTACAACATTATTATATTCAACCATATAGACATTGTAAGAACTATCCCAATCACTACCACCTAAAGATACAGTTGCACTATTACTTGCTGTAACGCTATCTATTAAAACTAAACTACCTGCCATTATTTAACCCCATATACAGTTGCACTTAAACTCATATCTACACTTTGAGGGTCTAACCTTACACCTGTTATTTTTTCAGCAACTTTATGAACACCTATTGATTGCGACCCTTCGCCACCACTATCCATATATGTAGAAGATTTAGCAGTTATAAATGTATAGCTACTTGTGTCATCTGCATTAAATACTCTAATTAATGCACCACCACCTCTATGGTCATCATTAGTTCCTACTAAAATTGGTGCAATTTGGTCATTGTTTTGAGCGTACCAAGTGTTATCAAAAGAGGCATAAGATTTCATTTCTTGCCCTGCCCAATCATATTCACTAGCAGTAATTATTGTGTTTGAACTATCAAAAAATCTTAATCCCATATAACCACCATTTGTTGAGCCATCTGCTAAATTTACATAAATATCATATTGGTCATATCCTTTATCAAATATATTGTTCATATCAAATTGAGCTACTATCCCTGCTGAAGTTATTTTTTGTAAAAATTGTAAATTAGTAGCCATATTAATACGCCTTTATTCCATATAAAGATATGTCTGCTGAAAGTATATTTCCTGAACTCATATAAAACCTTACACCACTTAACACATTACTCTGCATATAACCACTAGCACCAAAGTTATTTAAAGTTTTACCGTCATATTTTATAGAGGCAAGTTGTTGAGAAAAAAATGTGTATTTTGCACTATCTAAAGCATTGAACATATAAATATAGCCATTAATACATTCCCCTGTCGCATTTCCAATTTCAGGGATTATTCTTATTGAATGTAAGTCGGGGTCTTTATCTGCATAAAAATAACTTGGCGCACAAGCTTGAAATGCTCTAAAATAATCACTAGCACCTGATTGTTCACTTCCCCCAACTAACACTCTTGAAAATAAATCTTTGTTATCATCACAATGCAAATTGTTAAAAGTAAAAAAATGAATATCATAATCGCTTAAAGTTGTAAAATCTACTGCACTAACGCCACTAACAGATTGCGTTTCAATCAACTCTAATTGTCCATACTGTGTAAACTTATCATCTCTTGTTAAGTCATAAATATCGTTAGGTGTAAATATTCCTGTATTATTTCCAAAACTTTGAGTTGGGCTTTCAGGGATATATCCATATTCACTCATAATTACACCACCTTATATAAGGTAAAAGTTCCACTATCAATGTTGCCACTACCCATACTAAAATTAATGCCATCATTGGCTTCAGTAACAGTATGAACGCCACCACCTTGCAACCCTCTTACTGTTGTTGTTCCACTTTGTAT